TTGAACCCATTCTCAGCGCTGGCAACCTGCGCGTGCGCTTGAAACCCGATTGCCTGCTGGGTGAGGTGATTCTTTAATCCCTCCAGCCGCGATCGCACGAATTCCTGCGCCACCGCATTGGGCGTGTTCTTGAGCGTCTGCGCTGTGTACGAATCAAACTCCTTGTGCAGATTGGCCGTGAAGTCAGGCGCCCCATCGGGAGCGTTCTGCTTCAGATCCTGCAGCCGTTGCATCCATTGAGTGGTCGCCTCTGCCGCAACCTTGCCAGCGGACTGGATTGCCTTCTGATGCTCATACTGAGCGGCAACCTGACTCGCTTGGTCGAACGACCGTGAAAGCCCCATGAGCGCACTGGCCCCACCGTCTCCCATATTGGCCGCCTGCATCCCGGGTTGCTGTGCCGCCACCGCTTGAGTCTGTGCAATGTAAGGGTTCATTAGTAAACGGATGGTATCGCTCCGCTGCTTGAGCCGCTTTGGAATGTCCGCCCCATGCCGCTAATGAGCGCCGACATCACGCCAAGCTTACCGCTTTGTCGCGCTTGTTGGCCTCTCATTCCTGCGACTTTGCCTTGGTAGTCTTGCAGATTTGCTAGGGCTAACAGATTGCTGGATTGCGCTTGGCCTGCGTGCCGGATGTTCAGCGCATCAAGCTCGGCTTGCACTGCGTTCTGGCGCATCAAATCGAGGTTACTACCATCCATTCCAGCCCCAGACTCAGCCGCTTGCGCTTGGTCTCGGCCCGCTAACAGATCCGACTTAAAGCGCGCCTGATTCTCTCGTTGAGTCGTCGCGTCGTTCTCCGATTGCGCGTTATTGCGCAAGATCGTCGCGTTGTACTCGGCCGCCTGTTGCTCGGCCTTGGCTTGAGCTTCAGCGGCGCTTGCCTGCTGCTGCGCTCCCATCATGCCCGTTATGGTGGACAATACCCCAAATATCATTCCCATAATCGCGAATACAAAAGACCTGTTTGACCTTGTGGACCATACGCACGCATCTCGGCTTCAAACTGAAAGCCCAGCATCTCAATCCATCGAATCGCTGGCGGAAAGGTGGCGTCCACCCATGTTTCAATACGCCGAATTCGTTGCAATTCCAAGAATTGCTTCACCGCTTTAGTGATCCCGTGAAGGTGTCGGCCTGCGTCTTTCGAGAAGAGTGCCCAAGCAATCGCGCGCCCTTCCCATTGTGGAAGCACACCAGCACAACAAACCACTTGCCCATGAGTCATTCCCGCGAAGGCTTCCCCTAGCTTGCAAATCGTTGCTGCGTATTCGTCAGTGATCAGTGGCCCTGCATACGCTTGGGAATTCTGGAGCGTCATCTCTCGCAGGTGATAAGGCCGGAGCGGTAGAACAATCATCGGTCATAGACCTTAAACTGCGGCATAATCGTTGTCACCGTCATTGGCAATGGCTCGCACTGCCTGATTGTGATCGTGTCGTCTAAGACGTAATCACCCTCCCAATCGATGACCGTCACACCCGAGAATAACCTTGGGCCGGTGTCGAAATATTCACCAGAGTCCCGCTGTTCTGTGAGTTGAATATTGTTCCAGCCCTTCAAATTGTATGAGCCGGATCCCGCTGGGTAGTAATACGGTGTGCCGGTCCCCTTCCATTGTCCGCCTCGAGTCTCGAATAGGCCAAGGCTAAGTTTGCTGGTTCGCCTTAGCTTCCCTTGCGAGGTGCCATCCTGCCCGCCTGCATCCATGCTGGTAGGGATCAGAGCGCTCTCGTAATTAAGCCCAACCGATACAACACTTGCCGCATTAGCAATCGTGACTGAGGAGCTTGTGGTTGCCGTTACTTGCGCGGCTGAATTGTCGGCCGCAACACCCAACCGCTTCATCCCATCAACGTCAGCGAGTGCGTTGGTATAGCTCGGCGTTATGTGTGAGAGCCCACTGAATAGCGTAGCCGGTGATCCACTATACGAAAGGCCGGCGTCGACATAGAAGGAGGTGGAACGCGCCACCGCTTCCGTCTCCATGAACATAATATACCGGATACCTCCGTTGTTCACTGCGAGCCATAACTGATCCGCAGTCTTGTCCGGTGTCGGGATCACTGCGATGGACTCCACAAGCAGAGATCCCCCGCCCATTGGGTGAGAGTGCCAAGCCGTGACATCCTGCTCATTGTTATAGGTGAGCCCTAGCAATGTACCATCCGAACGGACGCACCAAAGCACCGTGTACGGTTCCTTGTGCCACGCGAGCTGAACAATGCCAGCGTCACGGGTCACATGCTCCGCCAAGACAGTTAAGTCCTTAGTTGAGTAGCCAGAGCGCTGGAAGTCATAAGACGCATCCTTGAGCTTCTTCCCTGCCCGTTGAACAAAGAGCGCCGAGGTTCCAACCCTCGCAGGGTGGACCCCATTGCGTGAGCCTTCAGCCGAGTGCTGTTCAATCTTCACGTTGCCAGGGCCGAACGGATCCTGAGATCCCGCCTCCATCATTGCGAACTCTGCCCCGTCTGTTCCAATCAGAAGAGCCTTCTGAGAAGCAAGCCACTGCACTGAATTCACTTGATCCCCAGTGATCGAAGCCGTGATAGCTGTACTGGCTGTCACGTTCCCACTCTTATTCAATGAAGAGAAGTTCTCAAAGTCTCCAGACTGCGAGCAATAGATCCTCCGGCCCGCACCAAACACTAAACGCTCGCGGAAGAACGTCACCGCTGTAGGATACCCATCAACCCACCCTGACTTCCGCCACCGAGTGCTAGGGCTTGTGAATATGATTGAAGCGACAGCCCCGCCCAAAGATGCGGTATCTGTCTGCACCGCTGTGGTTGACATCGTGTAGCTCGCCAAATATCCGCCTGAGTACGTTAGGCCAGCTAGTGTTGTCCCATCTGTAAAACAAGGCGAAACAACAACCATTCCAACGCGAACCGCTGGCGGATACCCGTAAGCCGCCGAAGCTCCATTTCGAGAAACAACTGCGCTTCCAATTGTTGGGTTATTGTACCCACCGGCCCCACCTGGAGAGACATCATACACCGCATCTAATGCACCCACCGTTTCTTTTGAGATCCGCTTTGCGATCACATACTCTTCAGAAAATGTGATCGTTCGCCCCGAGCCGGTAGAAATTGGATACGGGTGCACTCTAACGCCTGTACTAGTTAAGGCTGTCACCTTTGTGCCTGGTGCGATCCCTGTTCCAGAGACATACATCCCGCGATCTATCCGAATATCTGGCGCAAGAACCTCAGAAGGAGCCAACCCCGTTTCAGATCGTCCGGTTGTGATTAGGTTCGTGCCGGTACTAGTGGAGCATGAATCGCGGGCCGCTGTGTGCTTCTTCTTCTCGATTATGCGATACTCAGTGAATCCGTAATCTGTAAAAGTCCAATCCACGCCTTGCCGTTGCGCGGCAGTTCCCTCCACTTGCGCCCCTCCGCCATCGCATTGCGTCCCGTGGTCGTGGATTGGCATATCCCCGCCGCATTGCAGTGATTTGCCAGATACTAGCGTGATGTCAGTAGCGCATGTGTACACTTTCCCATCAGACCGCCTCTGTATTCCAAGTGTCTTATCCCCGTAGTGCGCGACCTCTTGCCCAGCCGTCCATGGCTTAATCAGAGACAAGTCCGTCGGTTCAATGCGAAGAGATCCACCAATCGGTAAATTATCCCAAAACCCCGTCTGTGACGACATGAGTATCTCGTACTTCCCGTCGTGTGGATATTGATCATAGAGAGCAAACCCAAGCGCGGTTGTTGTCGTTACGGTCGTCCCCCTATCAATAAAAGGATGCGGGCTTGTCCATACCTCCCCAAGGGAATATACGGTCACGCTTTGATCTGTGTTCAGATCCCCAAGCGGTCCACCTGTTAATTCAGCAAATACCAACGTCCAGTTCTGATGACCAACACGCGAGAGCTTATGCGGTGGATAGCTTGGATGCACGATGTAGACCACATCTGCGGATTGCACCATATCGAGCGCAAAGGTGCCCTCTGAGGTTGTTAGGTCCGCCGAGCTGTACGGTGTCGCAATCTCGTACTCCACCGAGTTATCAGGCACCATCAACCGCGCGTTGTTGTAATAAAACCGCAGGTAATAGTTCCCCCACTCGAGCACATAAGACTGACCCACACTGTACTCAAAACGGGACAGCCAAACCTTGTTATTTCCCTTTGTGTTGGTGACGTAGCGAGTACCAGGGCGACGACGCGCCGGTCCTTGTACGGTCGGGATAAAATTAGAAAGCTTGAAGCAACCGTTCGCGTATTTTGCGACATCGGTACGCCCAGCCAATAGCGGCGAAATCTCGCCAGCGTTGAAGCTAGATTTGAGCGGTGAAGCCCTCATAAGCGTGAGCCCATCCACTCGCCATCCGGCTGCATGGTTGGGATGCGTTGCGCAGAGTTGGCTTTAAGCGCCATGGAAACCGCCGCTTTGTACTCCTGCATGGCAAGTTGCCGCTTGCTGTCTGATTGCGTCAGCTCCTCGCACAATTCCCACGCAAGCTTACACGCCAACACGTCCGCAAAGTTTGCTTCCCATTGTGCGCCGTCTTTAATCCGTGCGATGTATCGAAGGCTTAAAGGCGCCTCCAGATCCGTGAGGAGCATTCCACCCTCAATAGCATACTCATTCGTCTCACCGCCCACGAACACCTGACGCGGAGCGGATGGGAAGCGGTCCGCCACCATATCAATCTGAAGGAAGTCGGACGGCAAAACGTACTGGAAGCCGAAGCCAAAAGCGGGTGTTTCTGCCGATGCTGACAAAACCACCCGCTTAAGTGCAAAGCTCCAGCGATAAGAGCGCAACACCAAATCCCGAACCTGATCAAAGCACGCACTCAATGCGCGGGCCTGCCGTGTATCCTGATCAAGATCAACGATACGGGCAGCCCCGAGCTTCGACAACGCACGATTGCAAACCGAGACGATGCTTGCGCTCATAATTAGCCAACTCCAACAAGGTAACAATTGCCAGCAGTGAGACTGCCGCTCACAAGGGCCATGCGGACGGTACAAGCGCCTAGCTCAACCGTACACTGACCCAGAAGCGTGCCTGTGGTTTGCACAAGCGAACCAGAGAAGACCGAAACAGGAATCCAAGTACCCGAGGGACTCAGCACCTGTAAAACAACCGTTCCCGTGTTACTGGTAGCATCAAACAAAAGCATGTACTCGCCACCAAGTACACTGACTGCCGCGCCCGTTGCGGACGCATTCGACATGAGCGTATAGCTCTGGTCGTCTGCTCTCCTGTTGGGCATAGGTTATTTTGGATCCGGTTGCTGGACAACGTAGTCCAAGAGCTTCAAGAGCAACAAATAAAGGTCACTCCGGCTGATGGCTGTCTTATCGTAAAAGATCTCAAGGTCTTTGCCTGGACTAGACCCCTGAGTCACCATCTGGGTGATGTTGTCGCCCTGATTGGCGCCGATGTAGGTATCTTTAGCCATAATGGGTGCGGCATCAGGAAACCTAGGGGATCACACGACCCCCTAGGCGACCATGACACCAACAGTTTAGTTGGCCGAGCTGACGTAGATGTCCACGATCAGCGTTCCAGAAGCTGGAAGCGAAGCCACTGCGATCGTTCCAATGACGCTTTCCACGGCGCTCAAGCCGGTATCAGCGGCACCCACCTGTGCAGCGTTACCGAACAAGGTCGGCGTGTCCGTTGCGGTGAATGTCGCTGCGGTGCGATATTTGCCGGTGGTGCCAGCGATACCCACAGCAAGCGTACTTGTGCCGAGCGAAACAGTGGATGTCAGCACGCCATAAGCGAACGTCTCCCCAGGATTCAACCGCGCAAACAACAGAGTGTCTGACGTGGTTTGAGTCGCTAGGTTGATGGTTGCGCGGTAGCGCTTCAATGGCGCCGCGTACACGGTTGCCCTTGTGCGATGGCCTGCCGCTACTGAAGCTTCCTGCGTGAGTCCGGTAGTTGTTCCGGCTAACTCGTTTGATAAATATTGAGCCATATTAGTTTGATTCTACTGGGCTTATACGCAGGCGATTACGCCGCATTTCTTTTCTTCCAAGCGAGTTGCGCCGAATGTTCCGGTGCAGTAGACCTGCCACGAATTGCGCATGTCTGGACGACGATCGATGGAGGTTTTTACGTCTCCCCAAATGCCTAGGGTGACACCCGACTTGGCCCAGAATGGAACCAACCAAGCGGATCCGGTTGTGTAGCCGGTCACTGCGGGGTTGATTGCAGTGTTGAAGCCTGCTCCACCAGGGATGCGCTCCGAGTGGATGAAGTTGAACCCCATGAAAGAGGTGATTCGACCGTCAACCATCACGGGCGTGGAGTTGTAATCCAGGCTGATCGCCTGAGCCTCGTTTAAGAGGTTGTCATGCTGCTTGGCGGTGATTGCCATGAACAACTGATCGTTGTCCACATCCACCTCAGCTTCCAACAGGATCTTCTTAGCAGCGCGAAGCTTAGCGATATTCAGGCCAGTTGCCGAAGATGCGCCGACAGTGTTCGCAATCTGCTGAGATCCGGAGTTGAACGCAGTGAGCAAGCCCGTTGCGGTTGTGCCGGTCTCACCCGTGTTGTTCGAGTTGAGCAACCCGTACACGATCTCATCATCAATCCCGCGCCCAAGTGCATTCACGCCCGCTTGGACGTATGCGTTGGAGGGGTCAATGATCATACGGAGCTTGTCTTGATCGTCGATCAAGTCGGCCCAGTCATAATCGTTAGGGTTCACCCAACGCCGATCTTGTGGCGTGGAGATGATAGGCGTCTTGCTGTGCCGGCCTGCATTACGGACCGCTTGCACGGCACCGAATTGCTCAACCGGCGATGCAGCTTTGCCTTGGAAGGGTTGCGTGTTTACGCATCCCCGTAAGCGTGAGCCCTTCTGTTGAAGGAGCATTTGGACATTCGTGCTGTATTGCTGCACAAATGCCGTTGTGATCTGAAAAGACATAAATGGTGAAGAAAGGGTTGAAAACCAACGGTTTGT